TGAAGAGTTCCTCTTCCAGCTCCAGACGGATGTAACCGGAAAATTTTACACCTATCTTAAGACTGGTACTCTTACCTCTACCGAGAACACTTTCCAGATGGCTCTCGCTATGGCAAAAGGCCGCGTTGAGGACAAGTTTAAAAACATGCACCGTTCCATTCCGAATGGTGTTGTTGGATTCGTAAACATCCTTGACGTTTATGAGTATCTTGGTACTGCGAACATTACTGTTCAGAATCAGTTCGGTTTCCAGTACCTGAAGGATTTTATGGGATTCAACAC